GTATCGCTCGTTCTGGAAGATGGGAAAGTCAAAGAAGTTATCAAACGTCGCGGCTGGGGTGGCTCGACCGGCTTCATTGACTGGGTCAATTTCACCGTCGGCGTCGAAACCTTTGAAAATGATTCTTGCACCATCGGCCCGGATACCATCGTTCATGAATCCGAAAAAGAAATCCCGATCACGCCTGAACAAATCGCCATCTGCATCAGTCGCCGTCTCAAGGGAATCATCGGATACGGCATCAGCGCCAAACTCGGATACGGACAGCATTTCTATGAAGAAACCTACTCCCTCGGTGATGGTTGGGGAACGGTATCCATGGGCGGGCAGAACAACACCGTTTTGGTCTCCCTTTCTGGAACTGGCCTTGCGGCTGCAAAAGAAGGTTGGGAAGTTCGCCTACAAAACTTCCTTCAACAAGCTGAACGAGGCCGGATTACTCGCGTCGACATTGCCCATGACGACTACAGCGGTACGCGCTATTCAGTCGATCAGGCCGACAACGACCATACGGCCGGCCTCTACAACTGCGGGGGCCGTAATCCCCGTTGCGAGTATCGCGGGGACTGGAAGAATCCGGACGGTAAAGGCCGTTCCTTCTATGTAGGCAATCGCAAGAATGGCAAGTTCTGCCGCGTCTATGAGAAAGGCCGCGAACTCGGCTCCCCTTCCTCGGATTGGGTGCGTATCGAGGTTGAATTTAAATCAGTCGATCGTGTAATCCCCTTCGATGTCCTCATTCGTCCAGGCGAATATCTGGCGGCTGCATACCCGGCTTTCGCGTGGATCGCTGACCATCAAGAGCGCATCGAAACCACTCAAAAAGTAACGCAAGCTGGCGTCGATAAAGCGTTCGCATGGCTCCGTCACCAGTGCGGCACCTACGTCCATTCCCTTGTTGAACTGTTCGGCAAAGATGAATTTATCGCCAAAGTTGCCCGTTCCGACAAGCTCCCCGCATTCATGAAAGTTCCGCATTTCGGGTTGGCGGCACCTTCAATTCACGAAACCCGCTATCACATCGAACCGGCCAACCTTCACGCGGCTGCGTCCGCTTGGTAAGAGCCACTAACAGGAGCAACAAAATGCAAGTTAAAGCAAATCTGCAAGTCGTCGGCGCAAAAGCCTTTAAAGGGGATGTCGAAGGCAAGCACTACGATTCCACCACGCTTTTCGTCCTCATGGACGTTTCCGAGCGTTCCGGTACGGCCATCGGTCAAAACGTGGTTGAAATGAAGTTTGGCACGTCCGACGAACTCGCCAAACTCAAGGCCCTTCCTTTCCCGGTGCAAGCGGAACTGGCGCTCAACCTGACTACGAAAGGCTATGAGGTCGAAGGTTTCCGCGCTCTCTCGCCGGCCAAACCGCAGTAATCATGCCGCTACTCGACGTTCGCGCTGTCTATGTCGTTCAGGATCGCGACACGGGCGCGTTCGTCGACATCAATATGACCTTCGTAAATTCCCTCCGCCATGCGGCCCGCGCTGCATCCCGCGAAATCGCACATGAATCCATGAATTGCGCCATTCTCGATGGGATGCTTGAGTGTCCGGAAGGTTACGAAGTCCATCAACTGCTTGAGGAAAACTCTTGATGATGCTCCTGCTCGGATACATCGCAACCTTCATTTGCGGACTCGTCGCGGCCTATGTCGTTTATACGCTCGCAACCGATGAGGCCAACAAGGTCAAAACCGAAACCGAACAGGAATGGCTGGATCGTCAATGGTGAGAGCGGTCATTCTCTGGCTTCTGCTGCAACCACTTCAATTAGTTGCGGCAACTGTTCAGTTGTCTTCGGGTTGGTCGGCTACGGTCAATGATTTCAACTGCCAAACGGTTATTTCGGCATTCCTCACAACCCTTGGCGCGTCGTCGGGGGACTGCAATTTTCAGTCTGCCGGGGTTGGCACTGCCTTGGTGTTCCGCAATTCTGCCGGGGCCTCTGTGGGATCACCCACTATTTCCAGCGTTACGGGTTGGGTTGTGCCAACTGGTGGCGGCGCTCTACAAACTCAGGTCAATACCATCCAGACGCAAGTTAACAGTCTTCAAACGACGGTAAATGACATTACCACGCGCATCGGGTCGCTTCTAAACGGGCAGGGTATCTCCGTAAGTGATCTCGCAATACTCGGTATTGATGCCGCTTCGATTCTCTACGTCTTCTCTTGGGGATTCGGCGCTGTCGTCATGTTCAGTTTTCTTGGCTACTGCATAGGAGCTGCAAAGCTCGCTATTCGGAAGCTGTAACAATTTCCCCCGTTTTGGGAAAACCGGCCTAGCGGTTTCTAGGCAATCAAAAAATGAGGTGTTCAAAATGGCTGCTATCTTTGCCGCTGTCGATTTCTCCACCGTTGCCACTTGGGTTGGCACTGCTGGCGTCGCAATCATCGGTATCGCTATGGCTTTCAAGGGTATTTCCCTTGGCAAGCGTGGCGTCAAGGCTGCCTAAGTAATGGCAACCGGAGCGCTCCTTGCATTGTTTTGGGTAGCCATTGCACTGCTCGGGGCGCTCTCCGCAAAAGCATTTTTGCAAGGCTGGGGAGGGCGTCCGTGAGAAGGGCTATAAGGCTGTTTGTTTTCTATCTGGTGGGGCTCCTTCTTGGGGCCTCTTCTGTTTTGGCGTTTGCCGGAACCTATGCCGCGTTGGGTTCGTGGAAAAGCAGCAACAACAGTACGGGTAGCACTGCGGATGCAGCCTGTACCGGCCAAATGGCCGCGTGTAGTAAAACATTTTCAGATTCGGTGTACCTCAATTCAACCAATGTCCAGTGTTTTGGCAAAGATCAATATGGAATCCGGGGAGCCTGCGGCTACGCGTCAGCAACATATAGCTGCCCTAACGGTGGGACACTTGATACATCCACCAATCCGCCCACTTGTGTAAAAAATTGTCCTGCAGGGGAAACACTTAACGCCGATGGTACTTGTGCAGCGGCGTTGCCCAATTGTGAAGCCTTCCCCGGTTCGGCGAATACACCAACGGCCCAGCCGTCCACTTGTACGTGTCCCGCAAATTCAACATGGGTGCCGATGGGTGGCTGTCGTGCGAAATGTCCTATGTCAGCCGGTCAGGACGTTGGTGGATTCGGAGTGTTTATCGCCAATGGTTCTTCTACTGGATGTCTATCGGGGTGTGAGGTTCAGCAAAAGTCGGGCGGCTACGACATTGTTAAGGGTGGAACCTACGCGCCGGGAACCTACACCGGTTGGGCTTGTAAAACCTCTGCTGCGATAACGCCGGATACTAGTGTTCCGGATAGTCCCAAACTTGATGACACGAAAAAACATCCTCCGAACTGTGCAGCCGGGGAGGGCGTTCTAACCTCCAGCAGCGGGAAAGTCTCTTGCGTTCCTCCTGGTACGCCCAACGCATCGACTCCCGACATCCAGAAGAAAACCCAAACGGAAAAATTCCCGGATAACACAACCAAAATCACGGAAACCACAACCACAACGGACCCCAACACCAATGCAAAGGAAACCGTAACAACAACCACTTCAACTGGTGGAAGTTCCGGATCGCCGGGGACAACCACAACGACAACCTCGAACTCGGGAAATGTGGAGTCTGGCGGCAATGATGGAAGTTGTACGGGCGATGAATGTACTGACAACGCCAAAAAAGGCGCTTTCGGTGACTACGGGACGCTATGGGAAAAGAAATATCCGGATGGCCTTGAAAAAGTCATTAAGGATAAGGTTGCCGAAATGAAAAACACGCCACTTTTCCGGCTTGCCGGTGATCTGGCTCCGCAAGGCATTGGAAATAGTGGAACCTGCCCGGCCTGGACATTCAACGCCAACATAGGCCCGAAAATGAATTTCGGCAGTGGTAGCTATGCGCCGCCTTGCTGGTTATGGACTGCTTTACGGGCAGTCTTTCTCATTACTGCGCTGCTTATGGCGCGTCGTCTGATCTTCGGGGGCTGATAAATGCAAGCAATCATCGACACAATCGTTGCCTTTGGGGAATGGCTCCTTGGCCTTGTCAAAAAGGTTTTCACCTCCGTTTGGGATTTCTTCATGGACGGGGTTTGTTGGGTATTCGATAAGGCGTTGTCGGCTGCCGTTAGTCTGATCGGTGGCGTCGATACCAACGGAGTGTCGCAGGTAGGGGCATGGGGGACTCTCCCGGGGGAGATTCTCAACATTCTTGGCCTTCTAGGGTTCGGCCAGTGTATGGCCATCATCGCGGCGGCTATTGCTATCCGGCTTGGCCTCCAGCTGATTCCGTTCGTAAGGCTCGGATCATGATTAACCTCCTGCTCGGTGCGTCGGGTTCTGGTAAGTCCTATGAGGCCGTCGCATTCCATATCCTTCAAGCGGTGTCGCGGGGCCGAAAGGTCATTACAAACATGCCGCTTATCATGGATGAATGGGCGAAGCTCGATCCGTCCTATCCTGATCTTATTGAGCTACGCAAGAAAGCACAGCCCATCCGTGGAACATGGGAGCCAACACGGGAGCAGGGCGCGTTTCATGTTCGGCCCGAAGATGAATGGCAGCATCCCGGCCAGTTCTCCCGGCCATTTGCGGGCGTGTGGGACTATTACACGGACTGGCGACACCCGGAAACCGGGCAAGGTCCATTATTCGTTGTCGATGAGGCGCAAAACTGTATCCCCAACAAGGCAACCGAGCGGGCCGTTGAGGAATGGGTGGCGCTCCATCGGCATTGGACTGTCGATGTTCTTTACCTGACCCAAAGTTACGGCAAGCTCTCTCAGGCCATCCGTGAAAACGTGCAGATGGTCTATCGTTGCCGGAAAAAAGTGGCGTGGGGGCAGCCCGACAAATATATTCGCAAAGTGCAGGATGGTCTGCGCGGTGAGGTGATGAATGAAGGGGAACGAAAATATGAACCCAAATATTTCCCGCTCTACAAATCCCATACTCAGGGTGGAAGCGGTAACGAGGCCAACGCCGACGACATTAGACCTTGGTGGAAACACTGGTCGTTCATTGGCGCGGCTGCCTGCGCTCTCTTCGTTGTCCTTATGTTTGCGTTTGGCCCTGCAAAAGTTAACCCACTCGCAAACGGAATCAAGCAAGCTGATGCCAGGGCAACAACCGGACAAAATGTCCAGCCGGTGAGGGTGGTCGAAACCGTAGAACGGAATGGGCAAGTCGTTAGCCATACGGATACGGCAACAGAAGAAGCAAAACAACAAGCGCAAGCCGATGAAAACATGCACCCGTACGCCGGGCGCGGTATCCATGTTGTCGGTACATGGACTGTCGGTAAGGTCAAACGCGCATTCTTCGCCATCAGTCAAAACGGCCAGCGGGTGAGTGACACAACTAGCCAAGAATTGGAACTGGCCGGCTATAAGCTCGAAGTAGCGTCTCCGTGTGTGGTCAAGGTCATTTACGGCCAGTGGTCGCAGATGGCCCACTTCGACCAC